GAACGGTAGAAATTAAGACCGCCTGGTATGGTGCGGACAGGCAGCATAAAGCCGTCGTCTGGCACCAGCAGCGGCGGGTCTACTTGTTTCTGCGCTGCCCGGATCGTGACCTCGGACATGCGGTTCAACATCTTAATATCGGCCAATGCCGTCATTGCCGGCGACCGCCCATAGCCGATCTCAAACGAGCTTTTGGTATAGCGCGGCGCCATGTAGGGGAACTCATCGAAGCCCGATTCGGATAACACCACCTTTTCTTCCGGCTCAATGTAGACAGAAGCGAAAGGCTTGTTGTCGGCTGTCACTTTGGTGACGTCGCGCTCTTGGCGCTCATACACCGCATGGACCAGGTTGATTTGCTCGTATGGGTTGTCGGCCGCCTTTTTTAAGATTTTGGTGTTCAGCTTTTCTTCACCAAAACGCGCGACAGCAGCTCGTGCCGGCATCTTGAATTTACGAAACACCGTATCGACCCGCCCCTTGTCATCCTCTGACAGGAAGCACTCTTTGATGTGCCGGGTACTGAAGCGCACCTGTTGTTCATCGTCAGCATCAACGAACATAACAGCGGTGCCGAAGGTCACTAGGTCTTGATACAGCTCGTGGATCTGTTCCTGGAAATTAGAGCGGTTGAAGGCCTGGTACATGACGTCTTCAACGCCCTGCAGCCATTCCATCGCTTCATCATCGCCGTTTAGATCCGGGTCGCTGTACCGCAGGCTGAACCAACTGGTGCTGCCATTGGTCAGCATACCATGCAGCGAGGCGCTAAGCAGCTCGGCAGCAAGAATTGCGGTGCCGTCGAAGACCAGCTCAGAGCGCTTGTCGCCTGGCGAGCGGTTCTTTGTGACATCAGCTTTCCTTGGCACGACATAGTCGGCCACCTCTTGCCAATGCGCTTCCCAGGTCTGCCGCTGCGTTTCCAGGCTGTGGAAGCGTTTCAGCAGGATTTGTGCGATTTCATCAGCCATCAATTACCCGCCTAGCAGCGTTGATTTTTCTGTAGGCGCATCGCCCATGACCCCTTGTGAGCCGGTCATGATAGTGCCGCCTTTTTTCTTCGGCTTTTTCTTGGGCTTGCCAGCGCTCTGCTCACCCGAATAAACGACGTCATCAGGGTTGTTGGCATCGACCACCTCGACAGCCTGCTGCGCCTTCATAGCTTCGTCTGCCTTGCGCTGCTTCTCAGCTGCTGCTGCGTCTGCCGCTGCCTGCTCTTGTGCGCGGCGCGCTGCTTCTTCTTGGGCAGCAACCTCTTTGTTTGTCGGGACTATGCCGGCAGCCTTGCCGACCTCGCCGGCTGCCTTCTTCACATTTTTTTCAACAGTCCTGCGGACCCTTCTGACTACACCGCCCATCATGTATCTCCTGGCTTCTTCGTTTTGTTTGCCTGGCCCAACAGCGAAGCGTAATCCAGCGGCGCATCTTCTATGACGCCCTGCGCCGAGGTCTTCACATTAGTCTTGAGGTTGGCCTTACTCTTCGCCTTATCGCCAGTCATATTGTCCTTCACTGCGTCAACGACATCAGCTGGTGCCGTGACAACCGGGTCAGGAACAGCAGGCGGCGGTGGAGGTGGCGGCGGTGGCGGCGGCACCATTACCTTTGGCTTTAGAAATCCCATTACAAACTAACTCCCAGCGGGTTGTATCCATTGTCCGCTATGGCTTGTGGTGGCCGGTCAAACTGCGTGTTCTCTTTGAGACCAACTGCCAGATAGCGGAAAGCATCCGCAGCATGGCTTGACCAATCATGTACCGGCGTATTTCTGAAAGTCCGCAGCCGCTCGTTATAGGCACGATGGTATTGTCGTAAGGCTTCGAGCCCCGGCTTCGTGCGTTCTGCATCAAACCAGCAGCGTGGTATAAGCATCTGTGCAGCATGAAGCCCATCCTCGACAGGTAGCTTAGGAACCACCCTAAAATTAATTCCTAAATCCCAGGCAGTCTCGCGGCGGCTTTTCCCCGAGCCCAGCTCGCGGACCTCAATGTCATGCGGCGCATTGTGCGTCCCATAAAAATAATCCCTGTCGGAAAGCACCTTCGCGTAATGCGGCAGCCCCTCGCCACGGTTCTCGTAAAAATCGATGACATGCACCGCCCGGCCTACAGACTGCGTAAACCAGATCGCCGTGCTGTCCCCTACGCCCAGATCCCACCAGGTATCCACCCGCACTGTCGGGTCATACGGAACTGAATTGATGCGGCCCTTTTCATGGATGTCCTGCAGCTCTTTGCCAAAAACCGCACCCGGCACATTGGCAACCCAGCTGCACTCAAACTCCTGCTCAAACTGATCAGGCGTCATCATCGCCCTGGCAGCATCCAGCTCCTCTTCATCAAGGATGCCGGTCTCACTAGCCCTATAGATCGCCGTGTGCCAGTCAGCTTCGCCCTCAGCAGCCGTGTAAAGGTCGAAGAACGCGTTGTGGCCTCTAGGGGTGCCAATGAACAACGACCAGCCCTTGCGGTCGCTCAGAGCCGGCCTGATGATCTCTGGAAACAAGCTCTCAGGCATGTCTGCCATCTCATCCAGCACAGCGCCATCCAGGTAGATGCCGCGAAGGCTGTCAGGGTTCTCAGCACCCAGGAGCTGTATCCTCGCACCATTGGGCAGATCTGCGCGCAGCTCAGTCTCATGAAAGCGCACCATAGGCACAGCGCCGGCAAACTGCTTGAGATAGTCCCAAGCCACAGCCTTAGCCTGGCGATAGGTCGGCGCTATGTAAGCAAAGCGCGGGTTGGGCTTCGTGTTCAGCACAGCATCCCGCAGCAAGTGATTGATCGCCATCACCGTCTTGCCCCAGCGACGATGACAGACTACGACGCCCCAGCGCTTAGCCTGCAGCTCACCGTGCAGCTGCGCCTGGCCTGGTCTTGGCGTGTAGGGTATTTCGATGTTCATGTGAGAGACAGGCTCATATCCAGGTAATATACGCTATAGATTCCGGCGGGTTGGTCTGGGGTGGGTGGGGGTGTCGCGCAGGAAATCCTGCGAAACGACAGGCTTGTATCCCGCGCCCAGGTCTAATGTTTCTGCGGGTCACAGCCTACTCAGTGCCAAGCCGGTGCCAAGCTGCGCTCAGGTCGGGCAAAGCTGTAAACCAAAAACAAGTTGACCCTCGTGCGCGCGAGCCCTGTCACAGAGCCATGACTTTTTATATTCTCAGCTCAATACTGCAGGCTCTGCATTGCCCCACGATAACGTGATCGTCCCGCTGCTTTGCTTGCTGTCCTCTGCTTTGTCACGCAGGCCAAGCGGTTGCATCTGCCGGATATGCTTGTCCTTGTGATCTGCTTCTAACCGCCGCCGTTGTACCTCAGCCATTGCTAGCTTCGGGTCATCAGGCAACGGTGCTTCGACCAGGTCGATGATCTGATCGCGCATGACCTCGCACTGCAACGTCCTAGCCACACGGTACTGCGTGTACGCATCCTCGTCTTCCTGGACCCAGCGCAGCACTGTACGCCACGAAGGCAGCGAGCTGTCCTCGTTGCAGATCCGCGTCAGGCTAGTGCCATCAGCTATCCGCTCGCAGATGATCTGCATCTGCTTTTTCGTAACGCGTATCTTAGCCATGTCTGTCCAAAGAAGCGCAGGCCCACCGCCGTGCAACGATGAGCCTGCTAGTGCCTGGTGCAGCCGCTGGGTTTAGCCAGCTGCGCTGCGTAAGGTTGTCAAGGGAGGAAACTACGCAACATATGGTGCAGCGTAGATATAAAGCTACCAGTTTTAGTACATTCGCGTCAATACGCTTAACGAATTACGTCATTACAGCTGATAATACAGCCTGACCAATGCATCCTTGTATCTTCGCTTAACGACCCGTGGATCGTTCAAGCTCAATATCCTGGCTATCTTAGACCATGCCGGGCCACGTTCTCGAAAGGCTGCTGAGTGCGCCACAGCCCATACCAGGCGCCGATCTTCTTCGTCCATCTTCGTAACAGCCAGGCCGATAGCAGCTTCATACCTGGTAATCTGATCTGGTGTTGCCTTGAGCCTGGGAGCCTCGAAAGCATGGTAGCCATAGCCTGACCACTCTGTGACGTAGTCAGGCCATGAACTCATCTTCTGTCTGCGAATGGCAGCTGGCAGCTTGCGCTCAGTCTCTGCTGCTTCAAGGAACAGCTCGTCCAGCTCTGTCATGCTGAGCTTAGCGACGTTCATTGTCGAGCCTGCGTTGTTCCTCAGCCAGCCAGTCATACCGCGCTAATGGCTGCATGGAAGACACAGCCGTGATCAGCTGTGCAAACCTGTCTGAGCTGTATCTGGGGCGCAGCCGCTTGAACACGCGGCGTTGCAGCTCATCGAGCGGCGATTGCTTAGCTCTACTGATAGCTGAGCTATAGGCGAAGCTACTATGCTTAGCTATGTTAGAGATAAGTTTATTTATTTGTGGGTTTACTGAGCTTGGTGCTGAGCTTTGGCGTCGTGCTGAGCTTAGCTTATGCTTAGCTTGTGTGCCTGCGGCAATTCTATTTTCACGATCAACCATCTGTCAAGCCCCATGACGGAATCCGACAGCCTGCATGACGCGCTGCCACCAGGCCAGCTTTGGCTCTCTGTCGAACCTTTCGCGAGCCTCTTTGATCCGCTTGGCCGCTTCCTTGTCGGCTTTGACCTTTGCCCAATATGCGCTGATCTTCCGGCTTTGAGCC